GAATCTATTACTGGTGGTAATGCTTCACAAGAATCAGTAACATTACCAAAGCTTCAACTTGCATCAGATATTATTGATTTTCACGTTAATGTTGCATTTAAAATTGATACTGATGGCAACCCAACTAATACAGATGTTCACGATATTTTAAGAGATGCAACTGCATTTCAGATGCAATATATGGTCGAGTTAGGTATTGATGATTTCGATATGTTAGAACTTCATGGAAAAATATCTTTAGGTTCACTTCAGTTAGATAAAGCACCAGATGATTTAGCACCAAGAGCAAAAAGAATTTTAGTTAATCATGGCTTCTATGGCTATAGGTCGGCAATCTTTTACAACTATGATGACAGTTTACCTAAAGCTATTACTGATGACCAAGTGTATGAATAATGGTACAGTATCACAATATAATTTCTCCATTATTAACAATGAAGGTATCAAGATATTCTAAACAAGGTTCTTCCGCTTATGGAGAAGTTTACGAAACCGCAGAAGATGAATTTAGATGTCGAATAGAACCATCTAAAAAAAGAATTAGTACAGATACTGGCGATGAAAGAATTACAAGCGCTAGATTATTTTGTAAAGGTACACAAGACATAAACGTTGGCGATAAAATTGTTTGGTCAGATGGAGATGAAGGTTCTATAACTTATTACGTATTAGGAGTAGATACCATAATCGGTTATAAACATATATCACACAAAGAAGTAGATTTAGGATTAGATTCTAATGGCTAAGTATTACAACGTTAAGTGGTTCGGAGATGATGTCAAGAAAAAAGTTATGACTGCACAAGAAAAAGCAATTACTTTAGGATTAGAGTTTGTTAAACAAGAATCAATTAAAGTCGTACCAAAAGATACTGGTTTGTTAGAAAAATCCGCTGGAGTTAAACTTGTAGAAGATGCTAGCGGTAAGAAATCTGGTTATGTTTACTACGATACACCCTATGCAATTAAACAACACGAAGAATTAGGTTATAGACACGCTGAAGGTCGTATCGCTAAGTATTTAGAATTACCACTTCAACAGAACGCAAGTAAAGCTTTAGAAATAATGGGTAAGGTTATGAAAGGTCAAATTAAGTAATGCTGGCATCAGAAGTAGCAGAGTGGATAGGAGATAATATAACATCTTGTAGTTTTGATACTACTGGAGTAACTGGTAATGTTTTTATTTCAGTTATGCCAGATAGTCCAGATACAGTTGTTATGGTAAGCGAATATGGCGGTGTTGGCGATGACAAGAATCCATTTAGCGATATAAATGTTCAATGTAGAGTGCGTGGTACTAAAGACCCAAGAGTAAGTTATAACATAGCAAAAGAAATATACGATGAATTGTTAGGACTTACAAATACTACGCTAATATCTAGTGGTAGTCGTGTTATAAAAGTTATTGCGCAAAACACGCCAATAGACATTGGTCGTGATGACAATGGCAGGCACGAGTGGACAGTCAATTTTCAAATTGAAGTCTATGATGAAGGAAGTAACAGAAGTTACAATTAGTTAATAGGAGAGAATAGATGGCAAATGCAAAAGTAGCAGCTAAAACTGCTTCATGGGAAGCATCCACAGATGGTGGTTCAACTTTTACCAGTATCAATGGTATAACTGACTTCTCAATGTCTAACAGTCCAACTGATGCTGATGTAACTGATTTTGGTAGCGGAACTGCAACCGAGCATAAAGTAATTAGAAGAGCTATTGAGTTTTCACTCAATGGATTCTGGCTAGAAGATGATAGCACAGGCGCTATAGATGCTGGTCAAGAAATTCTTTATGATAATGGTAAAGCAGATGCTGCAATCAATTTCAAGTTAACAACAGATGGTGGTTCAACTATTGAATTTTCTGGCACATGTGTATTCACACTTGCTGGAGATGTCAATAACGTTATGACATGGAGTGCTACTATCAGAGCAACTGGCGCAGTAACATATACTGACATCTAGTAGTTAGGTAGTAACAATGAGTGGCGAGTTTAAAGACTTCGATGCTGCATGGGCAGAGAAGCAAGAAGAACCAATCAAATATAAAATATTTGGTGTTACCTATGAGATACCAGCGACTATTTCTGCTGCGTTCATGCTGGAAATTACTAAAATTTCGGCAGGTAAAGGCGCAGATGAGCAACTTAATGCTAACGATATAGGCGGATTATTAAACGCTTTATTTAGCAAACAAGTAATAGATGACTGGCTTAACAAAGGGATGACATTACCACAATTAAATGATGTACTTCAAGATATTCTTGAAAGGTATGGATTAGTAGGCGGTGGTGTTGACCCAAAAGTGAAAGCGCAGCAGAAAAGCACATCCGACAAGGACAAGTAAAAAAGTTCTTTAGTAACTGGACATCTATAGAAGCTGATTTTCAAAGAGAATATCGAATAGACTTAATGTCAGAATTAAAAGCTGGCATGTCATGGCGCAGGTTCATTTTGTTATATAATTGTTTAAGCAGCGCAAGCGTAACAGTAGAATTGCATAAATATGAACAACAGAAAGTACAAAGTGGACAGACAGAAATTACATCAAGTAAGCAACTGGATAGATTTCTTAAACAACAGTTTGGGGATTAATTAATGGCTTTAACAGTTGGCGAACTTAACGCAATACTTACAGTTGATGATAGGAATTTTGAATCTGCATTAAAAGAAGCTAAAAAGAATTTAGAAAAAGCTGCTGCATCCGCTGATGACTTCGGAGATGAAGCAAAACAATCTTTCGACAAAGCAACTAAAGCTATCGATAAAACTGGCGATGAAGCTAAGAAAACACAAAAAGATTTAGATAAAGGCGCTAATTCAGTAAACAAATTTGGTCAAACCATAGGTAGAGCTTTTAAAGTAGCAGCAGTTGTTGCAGTAGGTAAAGCAGTAGCTGATGTAACTATGGAAATGGCTAATCTTGCATTAGAAGCGCAAGAATCAGCAGCTGCTTTTGAAATTACTTTTGGTGGTGCAACACAAGAAGTTACACGTTACGTAAATCAGATGGCACATGCTTTTGGTATGACCAGAGCAGAGATGCAACAACAAATGGCGGTAACTGGTTCTATTATTCAAGGTATGGGCTTCACTTCAGATGCTGCTGCTAATATGTCCACAAACATTTTAAGTTTATCTGGCGACCTTGCAGCATTTATGAATATTCAAGAAGGCGCAGTAGTTCCAGCACAGGCAATAACCAAAGCATTAACAGGAGAGCGTGAAATGCTTAAATCAATGGGTATCGTGCTTAGACAAACTGAAATCGAACAAAAAGCGATGAACCTAACTGGTAAAGCAGCAGTAGGATTACTAACAGACCAAGAAAAAGCTTCCGCATCCTTAATTCTTATTGAAGAGAAGATGGGTCATATTAAAGGTCAGTTAGGTCGAGAAGCTGCTGGCGCTGCAAACCAAATGCGTATGTTACGTGCAGA